TAAAAGAGAAGTAATTGTTGTTTGTGCAGCATCAATGGCAAAGTCTATATTGTCATTAGTTGTATCGTAAGTAACTGTTATGCCGCTTTCTGTATTACTCGAAAGCATATTAGTACCAACAGTATCTCTGATATAAGTTGCTAATGCAGTACCATCAATAGTAATTGCATCAGCTTCTAATGTTCCATCTATATCAGCATCACCACTTACATCTAATGAACCTGCATCAAGCTCACCTGACAAAGTAATATTTCTAAATGTTCCAATATCTTTATTAGAATCAACAACAACACCTAAACTAGCTGTTACTGTTCCTGCAGTTACTGCGTCTAATACATTTAATTCTGCTGCTGTAGTTGTTACAGCCGTACCACCAATAAGTAATTTATCTTTGACTATATCAACAACTGCTCCACCAGCCGTTAACAGTTTATCTGCACTTTCATCCCAAAGAAGATAAGCACTTGCTGTAGCTCCAAAGAATTTTACATCTACACCTGTATCATCCACACCAAATGTAGTTGCTCCGCTTACTTGAACTGTGCCTGAAATATCTACGTTGCCATTAATATCAACAGTCGTTGCGTTAAGTTCTAATTCTGTATCAGAGACTAAATCTAATACTCCATCAGCACTTTGATGGATATAAGTCCCTGAATCTCCAAACTGGAGTTGATCTGTACTGGAAAGCAATAAACCTGTATCAGCTACATGAGTAAGTGAAACATCCTGATCATCACCAAAATAAACTACTGCTCCATCTGCAAGATATAAATCACTAAACTCCAGTGATGTAGTACCTAGTGCAGCACCATCACTAGCATCAGGGACAAAGGCTGTATTGGCAGTAATGGTTGTACCAACAATAGTTGAAGCAGAAGCTGCTCCAATAGTTGCTCCATCTACACTACCGCCATTAATATCTGCAGTATCTGCAACTAAGGCATCTGTAGTAACAGTGCCATCAAAGTAAGCATCTTTAAATTCTAATGAACTTGTTCCAAGGTCAATATCATTGTCTGTAACTGGGACAATCGCCCCATCTTGTACTCTTATCTGTTCTACAGCACTACTGGATACTTCAACATAAAAGCCCCATCTATTATTTGTACTGTCTGCTTCAATCTTATTAAGAAAGTCAAGATCACCAATTTTATAAATACTACCGCCTTGGGCAGCACTACCATCATGTCTGTGACCTGTAGCTGCAGCATCACTGGATGAATAAGCAAAAGCATTTAGGACTTGGTTATATTCATTATTAAATAAAGCCGCTGTAATTGTATCTCCATCAGAGATTGTGCTTTGTCTTGTATAGGAATAAGCCATTTATTTATTTCCTGCCAGAGGGCATATAATCTATATAAAACCCATTAATTGAGTAAGGAGATTTTTGATCATCACTTTTAATTCTAAGTGATAGCGTATACCCGCTTCCTTCTACTGCTTGTCTTACAAGAGGATTTGCTGTTGATCCAAAAATAGCACTACCAAAAGTACTATCTGAGCTACCAAAAGTAGCTGGTAAAGGAATACTGTCTAATGTATATAAAGCAGGTTGAGGAGTATCTGAACTTTCAAAATCATACTTAACATGTAAAGCTGGCTGTATCTCTCCTTCTGGAGTTAGTGACATCTTTACATATTTAATAGTTTTTCTTGTACCAATATCCCCAAAATCAAGATCAGGGGTATAGTAAAGGGATTCTATATTTGAAGCAGTTCCTGCCGTATTAAATTTACTACCTGTGTCATGGTTATAAATATAGCCTGTATTATCCCCATGATATGCTTGTTCTACACCATCTGAATCTAAACCAGAGGCAAACCCATTAGCCTGTATACCTTTTGTTTCTGACCACTCAAATCCATTAGGTGTAAGCGTCCCTATAATTCCTTTAGAAACTGAAGCACTTAAACTTGTATTTGTATAAAACAATCTGTATTGGGATTTACTTCTCAGCACACCACTACTGATTGTAAAACTATTAATACTGTCAGCTATAGTAGTAATAATTTTCTGTATCTGCCTACTAACAGAGCTTAACTCTACGTCACCAATTCTAGCTGTACCTGCTACAGTACGAATACCATCAGGACTTAAGAATACTAAGTCACCACCAATTTCCTGAATACTGTGACCATCTAAACAACCTACATTTCTAGTTACAGGGCTGATAGCAATATTGTCACTATCACTAATATTAGATAATTTAAAAATACTATTTTTACAAAAAATAATTAAGTCACTACGAAAGCTTGCTAACCCTACAACAGCATCTGTTAACTGGATACTTCCTGCACCTGATCCACTAAAAGAATCAACATCAAAGTTAGAACTATAATAAATAGTATTCTTAGCTGTGGGCGCACCCCCTACAACAAAATGGTTTTCGTGCATTACCCCTACTTTAGGAGCAGTTGTACTATCTACTGTAATTTCACTAGCAAAGAAAGTTCTATCAGCTAAAGCACCTGTGCCTGTCATTTTAAAAAAGAAAGGCTTATTAGCCCCATCACAGATTAATAATTCACCATAGTCAGACGTACCTTCAAATATTGCAAAAGTAGTTCTGCCTTGGCTTGACCTTGCAGATACTGAACGACCTGTAAAGGTACTATAGTTATCCCCACTACCAGAAACACTGGCTCTATTTAATGTCAGCCAGCTTGTACCATTCTGAGTAAAAAATATTCCTGTGCCTGAACATACAACAAGGCCATCTGCATAAACGTGCATCCCTAAAATAGCATTACTTGAATTAGGTCTTGCTGCAGAGCCTCCTCCAAATAAAGTAAAGCCATTAATACGCCTATAGCCACCATCAGGATCTACTTCAAAGTTAAGTAACTCTGTTGCAAATCCAGGCTGACGCATTAATTCAAGCTGGTTTAAGTTGACATTTAAACCACCTCGACATGAAAGGGCAAAGGGCTGTGACATTACAGAAACCTTATTCTGTCATCTTTAAAGTAACCTGGAGTTGACTCCATAAGGTTTAACTTCATTAAACGTAATCCTCTTTTGTAATCTTCTGCAGCAAAAGCGGCTGCTTGAGGATTTTCTTTAAATTGATGAATGTAATATCTGGCTCTTGCCAAAAGGACAGGATTATAGATATTAGGAAATACTGTTGAATCACCATGAGCATCTAGCTCTGTAGGTAAGTCATACGCATAAAACCAGATACGATATACTTGATCTGGTATAGGGCTTAAACCAAACTTTCTAAGGTCTGGGCTTTTAATAACCCTATCAGGTACTCCATAATTTTGAGTATCTGCATCATCTTTATTTTGAGCAACTCTATAATAATCTTTCCATTGTTCTGTTGTAGTAAAGCGTAGGTTTTTTACTGTATAAGGAGCAGATTCCCCTGAGACACCCACAGTTGTTAATAGAAAATTATCCCAATCAATAGCACCATAATCAGTTGTTAAACTAGAACTACTACTTTTCAATAGATACCATCGAGTACCTGCAACTGTTTCAATGTAAGTATTTCCATACATAGGGTCAGTTGCACCACTAAGCGCAGTAGCTAAAAAAGGCCATTGAGGTTCCTCATTAACAATATCCAGATAAGCTCTGTTAATACTATCTTTGACATGTGCCTGAATACCAATAGCAGATGAGAAAGTGGCTGTAGTTAAAGCAACTTCATTCAACTCTCTTAATAGCTCATTAGATAAATTAAGATATGTAGCCATAATT